ATCTTGAAGTAGATGCGATATATTTTCTTACAGTTAATAACAATCTTCTTACATTGATTCTATCTAATGCAGATGGTTTGTCTTGTAATGTCTTTTGTCCGAATACTACGATACCTTGTCCTGGGAATTGTACGATTGGATTTACTTTACCTTCGTATAAATCATCTTTTTCAGATTGAGTTAATCTATTTAATACACTAACTGCTCCTACCAATCCACCTCTATTCAAACCTGCTGGTGCGAACCATTCTGCTGCTACTCTATCGTTAGATGCGAATACGCCAGGAAGTAATACTGATGGTGGTACTGCTATTAATTTATTTGTATTTACATCGATTGTCTTAACCCATGGATAGTAAGTTCCAACATAGTTAGAATCTACTGCGGATGCTTGTCCTGTTGCTTGATCTATTGAATCATCTTGTGCAGTTCCATCCATAATGTAGAAACAGTCACTTCTTTGTTCAACCATTTCAATAATATCATCTACAACTGAAGAGTGTAATCTTTTAACAACACCAGGAGTTACAACCATATTGATATCCCACTCATCTGCGTTTGAAAGTGCGTTGATATGCTTTGAGTATGCAATTGAACCACTTGCAGTTACCGTAGATAAATCAAAACCTTGTGAGTTTCCTGCTACTATATCACCTCCCTTATAAATTGATGTTGTAGGACTCATTCCATCAAATCCTTCTTGGAATCCTAATATGAATTGTCTTTTTGCAACATCGGTAGATGATGTACCACTTAATGTTAATCCACATGTAGTATCTAATGCAAATGCGGTATTATCTCCTGTACCTGCTCCGTTAGGAATTGGTTTGAGATATATTTTATTATCCACATTATTATCCAAATCAATACCACTATATTTTGTAGAATCACTAATAGAGGCCGTAGAATAAGTTGCTACAGGAACCCAAGTTGCTCCACTAATAGGTAATTGATATGCAGCATGTGCAAATGGAACTGCCTGTACCGGTGCCGTTGTTGATACATTTTTAAGTCTAATATATTTTGAATAATTAACCCAATCACCCGTTTCGGATATTTTTCCTGCATCGTTGATTGAAATGTATTTATCACCTATTACTCTTGAAACATAGTTTGGAGAATTAGGATCAAGATTTACATTAGAGTATGTTTCAAGTATTACTTTTTTCTTATCAGTATCATTAAAATCACGAACAACAACTGTGAATGTTCCATAATCCGTTCCTGCAACCGTTCCAGCTGCTTTAACATTTGTGATTGCAACTTTAACTCTTGTATTTGCAGAATTACCTACACCGATTGTTTCAAATTGGAAAAGATTATATCTTTCTCCTGAAATCAATTGTGATTGAACATATGGAGTTACTGCTTCTTGTGCATCAATTGCGAAATTTTGGTCACCCAATACTTCAACCGATGCAGTTGCATATGTTGAAAATGATATATCTGTATTTTTAAAGAATCCATAAACATATCCACCCTTTCCTCCCAATGGTGATGTTCCAAAAACAGATTCAATATCATTCGTATCTTCCGGATCAACAGAAGTTGTACCGGTGTAGTTCGTAGAACCTGTCACAAACATTGTTAAATCACCATATCCTAAAGAACCATTTGTAGTAGTTGCAGATGATCCACTTAAACCAGTAATTAATACGTTTTTATCTGTTGGGAATAAAAATCCAACAGATCCGGATGCTGCAACATCATATGTTATAGAAAGAGTAGTTTGTACAAGGTCTCCTGCAATTCTTGCTGCAGATTGTGAAACATACACACTAGTTGGTGCCACTTTAAGTCCAGATCCTCTTGATGTAAAGCTTAAGGCAGTAATAGCACCATTTGTAATAGTTGCAGATGCGGATGGATTTGTTGTAGTAAATGTTCCACCCTCAAAATAAACAGGTGCGGTTCCATTAGGAGATCCATCGGATGCTGAATAATTTGAACCACCAAGACCTGTTAATGTTGTTAGTTGTCCTAAATTTACAGCTTTAATTGCCAATGGGTTTTGTGCAGTGTATCCACCAACACCTACAACTCTACAAATAGTTGCAGTTCCTGCTTCTCTTAAATAGTTTTGCACCGCCAATGGTGTATAGTAGGTATCATCTACTATTCCGAAAAGAGTTTCAAATTCGGTTTGTGTATTTACAACTGTTGGAACTGCAGGTCCTTCTTTGAAAGGTCCTATAAAAGCTGCTCCTATTTCGGATACTCCTTGTTGTAAAAATGAAAGGTCGTTCTCTCTTGTAAAAACGCCTGGTGATACAATTTTCTCTGCCATGTTATTTTAATTATTGATTAATTACAATTAGTATTTCTAATGTATAAATATATTTTTTATTTTCAAAACAACAAATTATACTTTATATGTTGGTGAGAAATAATCATATACTTGATCAACTTCCGTTGATGTTTGAATTCTATTATAAAATAGAACAGGGCCAATCTGACCATTCCAAAAACTACTAAATGCATCATTACCACCAACTACTATATAATTTGTACTTGTAGGTGCCGATATTGTTGCCGATGCTGTTAATGTACCAACTGCTACACCATCAACATAAAATTGTGGTGCCACTCCACTACCAAATGTTACCGATATTAAATACCAAACATTACTAGATAGTGATGTTGTAACTTGTGCGGAATCTCCCAATGGTGTTGAATAGAATTTTAATCTATTTAATGTTGAACTATCACTTGATTCTATTGCAAATCCGTAGTTTCCATTATAATCAAACAATCTTCTTGTAGATGTTCCCAATGTAGTTGTTGGTCTTACCCACATATGTATTGTACCTGCCGTTATATTAAACTCCGAATATCCACCATTTATATTAGATGTAGTATCTTTGTAGAATATTTGATTAGTTCCATTTAGTGCGTAATAATAATCCTTTCTAGTTGCACCACCATTATTATATGATGGACTACCCTGTCCTAATCCACCTTGTCCACCAGGTCTTACACCCGTATTCCATCCTGCCAAATCCATCCAATCGACAGTTGGTGTTCCTGTAGATGGCAATCCGGCAGTAAATGATGAGGCCTTTGAAGGATCCAAATACATTCTTAATCCAGGATATGGTATGTTTGGTTGGGTTGTTGTTCCTTTATTATGTGAAATAAATCCATTAGATATATAAACGTCTGCTGTTTCTACATTTAAAGTTACAATTTCTACATCTTCAAATAATAATTCAATATCTACAATTTCAACTTCTTCTAACAGACCATCTACTCCGTATCTTATTAGTTTATCACCAATAATTACATCACATATATTTTTAAATCTGTATTTATCTATTTGCGAATCCCAAACATATATTGGGTGAAATTCTGTTGCTTTTATTAATCCGTTATTTAATGAATAATATGCATCTGCGAAATCAAATGTAATGTTTTTTATTGCTACATTCTGTTCACTTCCTTGTAAATTTTCCAATAAATACATTCTCCAATCAACACTATTTGTGTTCAATGGTAAATCTTCATCAGGCAATCCATCTGGTACCCATGCTTTTACAATATCCCCAACTTTTAAATCTTCTACATTAATCTCACTACCATCTTCCAATTGAATTTGTGTACCAAATAGTAAACAAAAATCGGGTTGGTTTATGGTATTATAAACATCTACCGCATATAATGTTTTTAAAGTTGAAACGGCGTGATTTGTTGCGTTTATATTATAAAAATCCGCATATGCCATAGTTAAGACCGCTGATGATCCTGTGTATGGTGCTGGTTGTTGTGCAGCTGCTTTTATATTAAAAGAAGGTGATGCACCCAATGATGAACTCGGAACTGTGAAGTTTGCGTTATTGAATGAACAAGTGTAGTTATTTGCAACTATACCAACTTTACTTCCATGTCTTGTACCTGGAGATGTAAATGTAAATGTAGCATTTTCACTTGTATCTTCTACAATGTATGTAAATGCCGGTGGTGTGACGGTTACGGAATCAATTGCGAATTCACTAAATGCAATATTTGATCCTCCACCGGCCAAACCATTTAAAGTAACAACTTGTGATGTTCTAGCTGACCCACTTATTGCTCTATATAAATTTCCTAATGATAAATTGGTTTTTGGCATATTATACTATTCTCCGTTATAAATATTTAAAAGTTTTTGTTTCCATCCTTCTTTATCCGAAAAGTGTGTAATCATCCAATTTTTAAGCTTTTCAAACTCTCTTTTACGGGTTTCATAATCATCTTCGCATATTGTTTTGTATGTTTGTTCAAATGATTCTTTGTCAAATGCTTTGTATTTGTAATCAAGTGGTACATGCCAATTTTCGTGTAGTATTGGAAGTTTACCCCAATCCACTGCTTCAAATATTCCATATCCAAATGGTTCAAATTCAAAGCAAGAGTGAGATACTCCCCAGTCCATTTGATAAAATCTTTCTTTATTTTTATGTTTAAATTTATAAACTTTTGAATTTTCAAATTTGTATCCATATTTTTCTCTATAATATATGTTAAAGGTATCTGAATTTGTAAAGATGTATGATTCTAAATCTTTTATAAATTCCAAATTCTTTCTACCCTCTGCTCTAGCTGCGAATCCAATTTTTGTACTCGTATTTATTTCTGATTTTTGTGAAAATTCGTAATAATTGGAAATAAAATGTAAATTTTCGGTTTGGTATGGAAAATCATACAATCCTATCCAAATTTTATTTTTTATTTTATCTATTAATTCACTTTCCCATTCCCAATCACCATACCAATGTAAATAATTAGTTTTTTCTTTTTGAGCTATTAATGATATTTTTGTTAAGTTATGAAAAACAATCGAATCTATATCATTTATATTATTGTATATTCCGGTTGTTGGTGTATAATGTCCATGTAATATATGAATTTTTCTGGCAGATTTTAATATACCATCTATCTTTGCTTCATCTATCTCCCATACATGATCAATGTTTATTGGATAATCTTCGTAATTTTTTGGTTTAGTTCTATGAAACAATAATAGAGGTTTGGTATCTAAATGTGGAGCAACCTCATTTATCCAATTTGTAACCCACATATCAGCACCACTATTAAACCAAGGACCTCCTGCAGTTGTGTAGTAAACATCATACATGAACTATAAACCCTTTTGTTTTTTTAATTGTTCAATTTCTATTTCTAAAGATTCCATTTTTAATTGCTGCTCTTTTATACCTTCAATTAATAGTGCAACTATTTTGTCGTATTTTACAGCCAAATACCCACTTTCTCTCTGTGTTACAAGTTCAGGTAATACCTCTTGTATTTCTTGTGCAATTACACCGACATCATGTCCTACGAACCCATGTAATTCCTGATTCGGTATCCAATCAAATTCAACACCACTTATTTTTCTAATTTTTTGAATTGGATTATCAATTGGTCTTACATTATTCTTAAATCTTTTATCCGATGTTGAGAATGCAACAATATCATTTGATGCATCTATTCTACCATTTGTTAAAGATGGGGTTATGTTACCAACTGCCAATGAGCCAGAGATTGATACTGATCCCGAAAAGGTTTGTGCACCTTGAAACGAATTTGATCCTGTTGTTGCGTATGATCCTGTTCTTGCATTTAAAGATGCACTATTTGCGTTCAATGCACTTAAACTACCATTTGCAGATGATGTAAAAGTATTTAGTGCATTTATACTTGTCTGCTGTGATGCAGAACTTGCATTATGATTAAATATACTCGTACTAACCGATGCTGTAAAAGTATGTATATTTACTATACTAATATCGACAGATGCCGATTTAGTTTCTAAATTAGTAAGTCTTGTACCTGCTGATGCGGTGAATGTATTTAATGATGCGGTACTATTATTTAATGCATTTATACTCGTCTGCTGCGATGCTGAACTTGCGTTTAAGTTTGTTATGCTCGTCGCAGTAGAGGCGGTGAATGTATTTAATGATGCGGTACTATTATTTAATGCATTTATACTCGTCTGCTGCGATGCTGAAC